TTATTATTAGTCTTTCGACTTATAACAATGATTCGCTTGCGTCCAATGCCGTTGGCATTGTTGCAAGTGATAGTGCTGCCTTAACGCTCAGAGCGTTAACAGGTAGCAGGTTGTTGATATCGGCCATGATCTGCTCGTCAATCTTTCCGAATCGAACGAGTAAAGCAAGTAGCGTGCCGAAATAGGCACGTACAATAGCCTCTTTGTATTGCGGTGTTAATGTACGAGCGTCCAGTTTTGCTTGAACGACCGCAGTGTTAAGCGCTTTAATCGCCACCCTTGTTACTGCTGGGTGTGTTGCGAGAGGCGTTAACGATTCAACCATCCATGACTTGGCTTTATCAGCTATGATTGGCTCTTTAGCCGATGCAAAAGCTGCTGCCATAGACAATATGATGGCTATATCCCGGTCAACAGCTGGTTCTCTAACTATTGAGTACTTCGCGCCACCACGCTGTAGCATTGGATTTGGTCCAACTAGCAGCTCTAATGGTGAAATTCGAAGTTTCAGTGTTGTTTTACCGGTGACATCATTCGGATTGAGTAGTACAATCTCGAATGACAGTGGCTTGGCGATGTCAGACTCCAGATGATCCGTAATCGCACCTTGATAATTGATATCGTATGCGGCGGCCAATTCTATTGACTGTGATCTTGCAGGCAATGAGACGGGCACTTGTGCTGTCGCTCCTGACTGATAGATCAACATAGATTGTGGGTCACCAAAGTATGAGATACTTGGAGTCGAGGCCTCAAGTCGTGTACGCCAATATTCAGAGACTTTTGAGGCGTAGACTAATGAGAAGTGGATTGCCTTTGCTTCAGATGTCCTTATAATGGCGATTATCTCAGCTCGAGCCATCGCCAAATAGATGACGTCCACGTCAAGCATGCCTATTGTCCTCATAATAGGAGCATCAGACATCGACCATCTCGCTGTGGCTATTTCATCCGCAACCAGATTTGCCAATCCGAGCATTGCTTCCGGGTTTGACAATGACCGACTGATTTCAGGAGCAAGAGTTGTAGCTGGAATGTACTCTCGTGGTATGAGTGCCAGTTCTTGACCCGGACCTGTGTCATAATTGTTCACCACATCTAACTTTGAAGCTTGAGATAGTGGCAAATAGGCGACGAGACCTCTGTAGATTCCGTCAGCTGCCGAACAAGGCACCAGACCGAAGTAATCAGCGTATTTCTTCAGTGGGATTACCTCTATTTCAGGCGCTGATTGCAGAATCGTTAGAATTGCCGAACAGGCCTCACGACTTGTTGAGTTGTCCGCTAACGTATAGATTGGATCTTGAGTGGACACTGCATTCGCCAGAAAGTTGGCGAAATTAGCAAGTGTAGCGAGGTTTGAGGTAGCTCGCAATGTATTGGACAGCTCTTCTGGCTTCCGATAGTACAGCTGAACAAGCCCTTGAACTGTATCAAGTTGCTCTAAACGGAGACGAATCTCTGGAATTGAGTGTGAGGCGTGCCGCAACATCGTTGAGATCTGCTCGCCAATGAGATTTGGTGACGTGTCAGCGTCAAGCTCCTTGGTGAACATAGCGATCCTCGCATCTGAGAAGATATCACGTAACGATTCCGTGAGGATGAGACGTTTGATATCAGCCATGCTCAGTGCGAAGCCAGAGGCCATCCGCGCTATTTTACGTTCAGGACCATCGATCACCAGGTTCATGTGTTTCAACACACGAGTGATGACATGTGAGATGGCAGACACAACATTCGGATCAGTTGTGGTGCCGCTCAGTTTGTCCATCACTTCCTTGTCGATCATCTTTTCAGACATAAGATACCGGCCTCGACGTACTGTCAGCGTCACCCGGGGCAGCAGTGCGTTGATGATGGCTGATGGTATGTCCGGCGAAGCTAGAACGACTCGAAAGTCTTCAAGTGCGGATTCACTATCAAGTGATTGAGCGAGCAGGACGCCAAGTGTTTCATCGGCACCTGATCCGCTTTCATTAAATATCCGGTAACCGGGATAATGTCTTGAGACCAGAAGGTCCGTTGGCTTGGTGAATGTAATAAACTCAGACTTATCCAGTAGCAATGAGTTCGTTGAGCTATATTCACCCAGACCACCAGAGATGTGGTTAGAGGTTAACTGTCTTTCGACAGAAGTGGCTGCCAGACTGAAATAGTTTGGAGACTGCTGTAATGGTTCCTCACTAAGTTCTGGGCCTGCTTGTGGTGTGGTTGGTTTCTTTGGCGTAGTAGCCATCGGTTATTTCTCCTGTAGGTTAGTAATTTGGATTGCATTTAAAAGTGGATCATCAGCCAATGGAATTGGCATGGTGAAAGACACTTCTTCAATGATTTCCTCTGCGACATCGTCAGCATCAAAAGTAAATCTTTGTGCTTGACGCTCTTCCCTGGAGGCGATTGTTCCTGTAAAGCTCCCTAGTTTTCCGGGTACTTTAATACCCTTATATTTCTCCACTGTAATTAAACATGGTACGGCAGCAGCAAGTTTGCTGAGAAAAGCCTCAGCGTACTCTTTGTCTTCGTCCATCGGATTGACAGTTGCAAGCATTGTCACACCATTACGTGCCAGTGTAAGGGACACACGTGTGATTGCGGTGAAGAAGGGCATGATGACACCCTTTCCACCGGCCGGGCCATTGATTTCAAAGAGCGGGGCACGCAGCCCATCAATGGCATACAATGATTTGCTCAGGATAGAATCCCTTGCTGTCATGAGTAGAGCAGCATCCATAGAACAGAAAATCTTTAGATTTTCAAGTTCATCGATGTTATCAGGATTTTCGACGCATAGATTGCGTTTAATGCCTGGTAGCGCTCTGACTAACGTCGATTTACCAGCGGCGGTTAGACCAGAAACAACAGTGAGGCCAAATGGTAATGACGTGCTTGTCTTATGTCCAACCCTGAAAGGTAAGGAATGTTCATGATATCGCCATTTGGGTTTAACTGTAGGCATTGTCGGTTCATCGACAAATTCGACAGGTCGTTGAAACATCGTACCTGTCTCAATGTTGATAATGCCATAGTTTCTTCTTGTGTCGAAAAGCGCAAGCTCAATCGCTAAGCCATCCTTGACACTCTGGATTTGTTTAGCCATTTCGAGCTCTTTCGCTAGCACCTTGTTAGGTGTGCGAGAACGTTTTGGTTTTGGCTCATCTTCGCCATCATAGCTTTCCTGATCTGTAATTTCACGTGCCATAGTTGTCTCTCCTAATGAAGTGTCTCTTCAAGATGTACGGTAGGAACCTTAAATAGGTGTCTAATCGAATTGAAGAAGTCTGTTGCTGGGATTGTGGCTACTATTTCATCTAAAACCTCCTTTGATACATCCGCTGGATCAACTCGATACATCAGATAATGTGGATTAGCCTTGACCAGTGCGTCAAGTTCTGTGAATCTCTGCCTCTTTGCTACAGCTCTAGCAATGAGATAGGGATTAATTCCAAACTCGTTCCGAATTTCTTCTTCATAAATTCGGTTCAAGTCACGAAATATTGGGGTTCTTGCATACTGCTGATATCTGGCAAGAACGCCTTCAGCGTAAGATATAGGGTGCATTTTATCGATCGAAGATTCACGAGCGATGGCATTTACCACATATGTTACTGGGTTTGGATAAGCTCTCTTCTTGCCACCATCCATACTGAAGACATCTCCAAGATATATGACTGGAGTCTCTGCTTCTAAAACAGCATATGGTGATTTCGCTGCTTTTAACATCTCATAGACTCTTGGTGAGTTTGTCATCATCGTGGCGTCATCGCTCATATTTAGAAGCCCGTGGTTTGGATTCTTCCCTTGAAGGAAAGGCTCAATATCCGCAGGTGAGGTTAACGCGCCGGCATCCCTGTAAAGTATGCAATATACAAATGTCATCCAAAGTTTACCAAGATCTGGATTAATGAAAATCCCTGAGGTCAGCCCAGCGTGGACATTCGCCTCACCAGATAATGGATCAGGTCCAAAGATAGGATTATAGTCTTCTGGTGTATCCTGCCATGGCGGAGGTGCGGCGAATGAGGCGTACAACATTCTGCGTAGAACGATAATTAAACGCTCATCCCAGTAGTTTTCTAGCTCTTTGAGCAAGAACTCAAAGAACCATTTCGGGACTGTTGTATCCATATTCTTTACATCCGAACCCACAATGTAGGTATATTGTGCTAACCTCGACTCCTTGTCTTCCCAGCCTCTAGTTTTGTACGTAAAAGAGAATCGATTTAGATATACCGCACGATGACAACCCATCACAGCGGTCATAAAGTAGTTTGGTATACCAGAAAATCCCCAGACCACACGCCTACGCATGGCAAAGTGATTTTGGAGTATTCCACCAGCTTCATTCCTAACATCAAAACTTGCCTGAATTGACGCAGATATCGATCCCGACCTAGCTTCAGCTTCAGTAGGAGCAGTCCTTGGCTTTGGATAAAGCACACCGTTATCAGTAATCAGGATTGGTGCAGGTTGATGTCGTTCATGAAGCGCATAAAAGAGGATAGAGTGATAGTCATCCTTCGCCAGTATTAAATCCCTTGTATCGCCGCCGAGTAACCTCAGGTACTCGTCTGGTTGATGCAAACATTTTAACGTCGTCATCTTCTTCCACTGATTATCTGTCACGAAGTAAGGGAAGGACGTCGATGCCTCTTTTCTGATGTGTAGATCCGTTGGAGTAACATGACCAAAGAATAATTTAATCAAGGTCTTTAAGAATGATACATCCGCCGGTCTAATATCGGACACTAACCCAAGTGAGTCGATGAATTTAGCATTATCGACCAGAGGAAGTGGTAGTGGATCCATTCCTACCCCTGAAACACACAGAGTGGAATAGAAATTGCCTGGCACGGCCGATGGTCCTGAGAAACCCGAGGGCAGCACATCTTGTGGAAACTCATCAGTTAGTTTCGTGGCCAGTCTTTCCGTCACTCTCAATAGTTTCGGATCTTGTGCATAGATGTATCGATCTGGCCGATATCCTCTTGTTTCAGAGTCCTCATAGGTAAGAGGAAAGATCGCGTTCTGTCTAGGACCGCGATCCCTCGTTATGTATCTCTTTGCCCCTGGAGCGTCAAAGAGATATTTAGAGCTCTCCGGAATCAACATCGTCATCGATCTCCGGTCCGGGTAGGCCACTTACCGCCTCACGTAAATTTGAGCCTCTAGCTTTTCTTAGAGGAGTAGCGGTTTCGGAAGTTTCTTTCTGCAGCCAGGGCTGTTTATCGCCCGCACGTTGTTTCTCGACTTTCCGAGATGCGAAAGCCTCCGACAATGAGGGCCAATCAACAGTTTTGAGTCCTATTTGTCGTCTTGCTTGAGAGAAGATTAAGTCGTCTCTGGAACCTGGTAGTTCCATTAGTACGGCGACTTTCTTTGCCTCTCTCAGCATAGTCCATGCTCTGGCTAGAGAGAGTAGTTCCTGTCCAGATACAGGCACAAAGGCAATGTCATCCTCTGGATCGGAAGCCAGAGGTTGTAGTCTAGCCAGCAAAGGGCCTGTTGGCATCGGATAGTCTGACAACTCCTCAGGAAGAGGAGCGTCAAGTTGAATGACAAAGACTGTGCCAAGTACATTGCCAGCGGGGACGTTCAGATCATCTAATGATGAGTAAGTCTCAGCGTCCTCACCTACATCATCGTGATCAACATCGTTCAATTTCATTGGATTATCTCCGGGATTATTGGGTTGGTTCATCGTTCTCTCTCTCTAATATATATTTATTGGTATAGTGTAATGTGTAGCTTTTAGCTGTTTATTAACGGCCAGTTTAGCATCTTTGATATTTTGTGAAACGCCTCTGAATCGGCGGTCACAATATAATCCCATGGAAACAGCTTTCGCCACTTCGCCATCTGATGCTCATCCTGATTTGCCTTCTCTGGGTATTGTCGATTGCGTTCATCGACTCTACTTCTGTACTCATCCTCAGGCAGGATAAGTAGGCACGTAGCGAAACCTCTATCTTGCAGATCATCTGGCTGAAGCTGAGCGGCTCCAACTACACGATGTTTCATGGCGTTGCTTAGTTGAACACCTGTATTTGGATAATCATTCTCAGCATCATAAGCTGAAAATCCCGAAGTACGTAATTGCTCAATCAGAGTACTCTTGCCAATACCTGGTGGCCCGAAGAGAGCTAATTTATGAATCAAGTCAATCATGGTTTCTCCTAGTTGATTGGTGATTTATAGTTCATATGACGAAGACACAGACCAAAGATATGATCATGTGTATAGGCACGGACTTCTGTGTCAATGGTCTTAACACAGGTCATCTCGAATATGTGATCCACCATGTGCGATGTTTCATGCACAAGTATTTCAAGAACACGTTCGAAAAGAGCTATATCTTTCTTAATATAAATCAAGTGCATATTAGCTCTAGGAAAGAAGAGGTAGTAACCCTCACTCTCACGATGATCTTTCATAATTTTCTTCTCAAGCTTAAGAGTACAGCGACTCTTTCTTCTAAAGTAGGAGTTCCTCGTTAGTATGACTAAGTTAGCTCCAAGTGAGAAGGGAGTATTATGGTAATCAATTACAGAATGTTGAAGATGTGGAAGATCATCCTCAAGACTCAACTCTGGAATCGTGGTTTCGTCAATCATACGAGATTCTCCATCAAGTAAGTTGACCCGCTACATCAGCGAGATTTTGCGTTGACCGAAGCTCAATAACCCTTGCGATTCTCTCGGTTCTTGACGATTTCGCTAACGTCCAAACATCGTTACCCCATTTAAGGAGTCGTTTCATCGGATAGGCGCTCAAGTCGCTTCTTGTGCCAGCAAGCATCTTCTTCATCCTTGCTTCGTATGCCTGGGGTTCCATCACTATCAGATAGTAATGTATATCATCGGCACTCCAGTCTAGATCACCTTCAGTCAGTAACCACATGCTTGTTGCTAACTTCCAGTCCAATCCAGCCTTTCTCCTTCTTTGGATCTCTGCCATAACGGCTTGCTGTCGCACAGCTTTTGGAATTTCATTATGCACATCATCTGATTTGAAGTGCTTAGCGGTCCAGTCATCCGTCTCATCCCAGTCGGATTTTGTATCGGCAAAGAATGACTTTCCTAGTGTTGGTGGTGCTTGTACGATGATAATCATACGAGATTCTCCAGCTCATAGAGATGAAGCCAGTAGAGACCAAAGGGTACTGTGATGATAAACGACCCCTCTGGAATATTGTACTTCGCGGCTAGATAAGCCATACGTTGGTTTTCATTCTCCAACTTTGACCAATCGACCATGCTAACTATTTGGTCATCAAGGTCAATAAGCCACTCTGACTCATCGAAAAGTAGTCTAAATTCATCTTGAAAGTCAGTATAGTCATCTAGTGAGAAGACCAACTTCGTATGAACATCAGCGATGACTTGTCTTTGAAGCTTAAGTTGTTTGGCTTCAAAATCAAGTATACCATCAACCTCTTCATCAAGATTTCCTTTGTTTGTGAAATCTTCACCAAGGAAGAGGGGAACCTGCTCGGTGTTAGCCGGTTTCAGACTCAACCACTCCTTATGGAACAGAGGTGAGTGAGGCCAAACTTGACGACGTCTGGCCGCGGTGTAATCAGGCAAGACACTTGATTGTGTCTTCTTGAAACCTAGTTCTGTTGCTCGTTTCATATCTGTGGTGAGTCGTTTTTCAAGCTGTTCCATCGCTTCACCTTCTGTTTCTGCGGTGATCTCAGCAGTAAGTCTAATTGTAAACTTTTTCATGTTACTCTCCTAACATATTTAATGATAGCCCCTAGGGGCCGAGAACCAAAAAGGCGTTTTGGCCGAGAAGGCTCCCCTCTTTGGTATTAAACAGCTCTAAAGTGAATCCTTAACGCTTTCACTTTTCTGATGTGCATCAGTGACACACATCTAGCCTCTCTTTGAGGTGGTGCGTAGCTACACCCCGGTGTCAATATGACCGTAACCATATTGACTGTTCCCGTTTGCCTTAGCTAATTGGGAAGGGTCCCCGAT